AGGTGGCGTACTCGGTATTGGAACCACTCTCAGCGGTTTGCACGTCATCAGAGACGATCACGCGCAGACCCATGAAAGTAGGAACTGCAACCGAACCAAAGGCAGTAGCGGTCGAACCTTGCGATGCAGCAGTATCAGCGGCACCGGTGTTGTCGTAGATGTAGTCGATCGCCTTGCGCTCAACAAGATCGTAGTAGACCTTGCTGTGGCAGCACATAGCGGTCAGCTTGTCACCTTGATCACCCAGCAGTGCGCGAGCCTCTGCAACGTGGCGGGGGCTAAGCACAGTGGGGCTATCGCCAGAGCCACCGTCGATGGTCAGGTCGAAGAAAGCAGCGCTGCTAGTGGTGGTGTTGACAGAGCCAAACACGCCGCCAAGGCAGGACAGCAGATCCTTCTGACGCTGGTTAGCAACGTAGTCAGCGATCTTGGCGCCAATGGCAGCCATCGGGTCGGCACCAGCAGCCAAAGCTGCCAGATCACGAGCCTCGAAAGCACGACCACGGTGCAGGATCACGCCGACTTGCTTGTCAGCAGTGATTTTGCCGGGGGTCAGCGAAGAGCTGTCAGACAGCACCTCGAAGTCACCAGACAGGTTGGCCTTCCAGAAAGGCACGTTGATAAAGTCACCACCCTCAGCAGCATTCAGCTCCGCCAGAGGCTGCACCACGCCGGAAGCCAAAAAGGCATCACGAGCGGTAGTAGCCTCAATAACATACGGCGTGAATACTTCAGGAATGATGATGTCAGAGCGAAGAGTCGCCATGAGTCATCCTCAGAATTGGTTTACGGTGTGGGCGCAGCCCGATGACACCAGCGCAGCCGGTTGGCAATAGCTTAACGGTTCGCCATTGCTTTCATCCGATCATACATGTCACGATCTGTTCTAAACAGCCGTGCTTGCTCAGTCAGATTGAATGTTTCCTTGTTGAACGGATTGGTCATGCCGGGCGGAATGCTGTTGCTGGTAACACCAGCAGCCGGCGCGCCACTGCCTTGCGGCTTGGGTTGCTTTTGCATCCAGCTAGGCAGTGATGCCTTAGCCCATTCGCTAACAGGCGTGCGCTGGTAGCCGTCAACAACAACGACAGTGCCATCAGCCTCGCGCTCGATCTTGTCGGCGCTCAGTTTGGTCTTGAGCACCATGTCGGGATCATGCACGATATCAGCCAATGCCGTGACGGCAGGCGTGATCAGCTCTAGCTCGCGGACACGGACTTCAAGATCTGCGATGCGCTGGTCCTTTTCAGCCGTCGCCTCACGGAACTGCTGCTCCAAAGCTTGTCTGGCTTCGGTGTACTTTCCTTGGGATTCAAGCTGCTGTTGTTCGTAGTTACGTTTGAACTCCAGCAGTTCTTCAACATTGACACCATCAGGCAACTTCTTTGACTTGGCTTGCCGTAGCTCAGCAATTAGCTCTTGATTTTTGCGCTCAAGTGCCTCGACGCTGCGCTGCAACGCTTCGGTATTGTCACCCCCAGTAGCCGCAGGCTCTTGGGTTTGTGTTTCGTCAGACATGGATAAGCCGCAGGCTTAATTACGCTGTCATCGTAACGGCGCGGCACGATCGTGTCAAAGCGTGAATGGGATACGCCTGTCCGTCAGCCATGGAATCCGCTTATCAAGCAATGCCTTGATGCGGTCGATCGGCATGAGCATCTGTATCGCACCACTGGCAATGGCTGGCACGCAGCCAAAGCTCAGGATCTGCGGTGGTACATCAGCGAGCTAAAAACGTGGATTCACGCGCAGGAGCGTGTCACCACTTCGTCTTGCTTGACCACCACGCAGCACTGAGCTTGCCTTTGGCAATGTTGGCCGCGTGCCTTGCCTTGAACGATGCCCTTCTGGCTTTGTCCGCCGCTGATTCGCCTTTACGCGCTGGGCTGCCGCTGACGCCCTGCTGACCGAACCTGATCAGTTTGACAGTATCGCCTTCCTTGGCCAAAACCGCATGAGATTTTGTCGGATGCTTCGGCGTCCGCTTCGGCTTGTTGTAGCCGTCAAACTGCTCGCCGCGGTAAGTGATCATCGTCTTGGTGCCGGCTTTAGCTCTGACCGCTTTTTGATGACGGCATTGCCGGTTGACTCAGACTTGATCCGCACGATCGGGTCATCCTGGCTGCCGACACGGGTAACGCTGCCACCGCCTGAAGTATTGATCGTGGCACGTTCGCCGCCAATACTGGTGATTACGCCGTATGTACGGGTGCCTTGATACATCCAGCTCACACGGTCGCCGCGTTTCACTTTTTCTTGCCTCCTTTTTTAGGCATCGGCTTTTGAGGCTTAGCAGGTCCGGTGTACTTAGGCATGGCTTTAGCGCTTGGGTTTACGTTTGCGGCTTTTGCCGGCTTTTGCATACGCGATTGCTGCCGCCTGAGCTGGTGTCTTGCCTGCCTTGATCTCGCGCCGAATGTTTTCGGAGATCACCTCTTGAGACTTACCGCGCTTTAGGGGCACCGTACCGAGCACGCAACTGATCCAAGGTTAGCTCTGATCCGTCGTCGCGGACCAGCTTGGCGATGGCAGCTTTGGGTCCATATTTAGCCGACAGCCGATCGAAATAAGCAACCTTGCTGGCGCCTAACGCTTTGGCTTTGGTCGCTAGATCCTGCTTTGCAAGCCACTGTCCATAGGATTGGTCTGCAGGCACCTGTCCAAGCGCACTGGCGCGGGTGCCTGTTGGTGGCGGCGTAAAGCCCAGCTCGTCGTAGTCGATCACCGGCACTGTCGTTGAGCGGCAGTTGAAATGTTGCGGCGGAGTTGGACCTTTGCCGTATTCAAATTCTTGACCATCCAATGCACGGCAAATGCTGCTGGTGCGGGTATCCAGTGTGGCCACATAGCGATAGCGCTTAGTGATGTCTTGATTAGCTTCATACACCTGCTGGCTGGCGGTATTTGCCACTTGGTTGACGCTAGTACGCACCAGCGTCAGCACTTGATTGTCTGCTACTGCTGTTGCCTGGCCGCCTGCCGCGATGAGCTGTGGCACCGTGCGCGCCTCTTCGCCAAACTGTAATCTGCCGATCAGCCGCCTAGCGATTTCTGGCGTCGGCTCGCCGGTAAGGAGTCCTTGCCTTACCACTTGCGAAAACCGCTCAGCTTGATCGACGGCAATGCCTCTGAATGCCTTGTTGACCACCTCGCCATTAGGCAGCGTAATAGTCGCACCTTGGGCAGCGGTCAGCGAAAACGTAGTCGGGGCGCCCTGTACAGCAGCAAAAAGGTCATCAGAAAGTGCGACCACGTTGAGCTGCGTCGGGTCGGTCGTGACCACCGACTGCGCAAACTGCGGGCTGATCTCAACGGTGCGCACTGCGTCGCGGGCGCCAGCAGGTAGCGCGCGTGCTAACTGATCGGTGACAAACTCAGACTGCAACTGCGCGATGCCTTGCAGCTCTAGCGCGGTCAGCTCAGTTGCGTCACCTGCCCAAGTAGCAAGGCTGTCCTTTAGTTGCGCCAAGATCGCGCGTAGTCGCGCAGCTTTAGCAGGTGCCGCCAGCTCATCGATGGCGCGGAGCTGGTTGACGCTATCAATGATGATGTCGTTGTATGCATTGATGATCCGCCGCGCGATACTATTGCTGTAGCGGTTCAGGTCAATCGCATTGCGGTATAGCGCCTCAGGTGTGCTCATGAAAGGATGCCAAGCTGCTCTGGTTTGTACTGCGACCTGATGCTGACGTTGGCGCCACGGGTCAATGCTGTCCGTACAACAGCCGCAAATGCGTCATAGCCGTTCTGCCCATCTTCAAGCAGCACAATCTCGTCTACTTCGTCAGCTTTGCCCTGTTTGTACCACGTTGTGCGCACGATTGCCAGAATCTCATCCGGCAGTTTGCACATGGTGTAGTCAAGCTCCTGCCTGCGCGGTTTCTTCGGCTCCACTGCGATCATCACCGCTACCAGCCAGTCTGTCAGCCAGTCCAGTAGACGATAGATCCATGCCCGCATTGGAGGTTGCCTCAAGCTCTTCATCTACATCAAAATTATCGCCAAGGACATCGCCCTCCGCCAGCTCGCGCAGCAAGGTCTCTTGGCTGATGGTGCCAGCGGTGTAAAGCTGCAGCAGGGCGGTAATGTCCTGCGGCTCAAGGCGTGCGCCAAGGAAGTCGCGGTTGACGTAGCTGCTGCCAGCAGCGGTGGCATTGCCGAGGTACTGCGCATGGAACTGCAGACTGTTGTCGATCATGTCCTGCATGTTCTGCGCGATCACCATCATGGTGCTGTCGCCTTGACTGCGGTCGATGCGCTTTGCCTCGGCGGTCTCGGCGCTCAGCTTCTGACCTAGCACTGCCGATAAGCCCAGCTCGTTGATCTGCAACGCAAGCTGCTCAAGCCTGCGGAACTGGGCTTCAAAGCTGCGACCGGCTGGCTCGATGTACTCGGCGCGGCCTTCGGCAGGAAATGCGATCGCCTCACCGGGTCCGGCTGATACTTCTTCAGCAGCAGACGGGAACCCATAAAACGCCAGCATCGGCACAGCGCTGATGTGCAGTTGGTTATCAAGATCCGACTGCACCTGATAGGTCTTGAGGTTCAGCTCTGCGATGTCTTCCAGCGGCGGGCGTGACTCCATAAACGCGCTGCGTTGCGCGTAGGCAATGCTGAACGGGATCTCGCTAAGGCTTGTGCGGCCTTCATCGACGATGCTGAACTCGCCGTTGTCACCCTTGCGGTGGATGCGGTATTCACCTGGCGTCAGCACACGCACCTGCTCAACAGCCTTTTCGCCAAACTCACCATCAGGCACGGTGACCACTTCGCTAAGCCGCAGTTGCGTCAGGATCTGCTTGCCCTCTTGCTGCTCAGTGCGCCAGCCAAGGATTTGCCGTGGCGTGTACGTCACCCAATAAGGTCTACCCCCATCAGCAGGTGCATCCACCAAAGTACCAATGTGGCCATAACGGACCATCTTGCGGGCTGCTTCATAGGTCCAGACGTTGAGGTCATTGCCTTGCAGGTCTACATCAAACAATTGTTCGCGGATGACATCAGCGGTGTCATCCAGCCGCACTGGTTTGCGCGTGAGCATACCAGCCAGCATCCGTTCAAGGCGGATGTAATACGGCGGGCAAACGCTACGGGCTAGGCGGTTGTCGTAGGACTCGTCCAGCTCGCGCGGCTCCTGCGGCAAATAACGGCGATGCTTTTTACGCATCCCGTAGGTGCCCTGCAGCAGATCTTCGATCAGAACCCAATGCGGCTCTTGCGCATACCAACTGGTGTTGGGGTCGTTGACTTTGGTGACGGTGCGCTCTGCCAGCGGCCTGTCATAGAAGTTGTAACCGCTATACACGACCGCTAGCTGCTGACAATGGTGTCAGTTTACGGCTTCAGGCTGATGCAGGCGCAGGAACTCGACAAGGAGTCGATGGGCTTCGCCGGCATCGGCAATGAACTGGCCGCGGTAGTGAAAGCCTTCTTTGTCAATTCGGATTACCTCTTGGGTGTTTTCCGTAAAGCTGATGGAGTTTTGAGTCATGGTTTTAGGTTTTGATGACAGGCGGGGTGATTGTGATGCGCTTGCACGGCGCTGCGATGGCCTGTGTCTTGGCCGGCGATGTAAACGCACACTAACAGCACAAGCGCTGCAATGCGGTTAATGGTTGGGTTGTTGATCATAGTTGGAATGGTGATAAGAAATTGCGGCGCTGTCACCAGCACTGTGCGCAGGAAACCTGCACGATGGCGTTTTCGATGCCCTGCAGCGAGTCGGCAAGGCGCTTAGCGTCGCGCTCGGCGTAATAGCCATTGAAGCGCTCGATCACGATCGTATCCCAAGGGCGATCGACGGGCGCCATGGTGACCTTGTGCTCGCAGAAGGCGTGGGCGTGAGTGAGTGCCATGGGTGGAATCCGTTTGGGATGACCTAAGTATG